GTCTTGATAACTGGCATGGTGATTTCCTTTGATTGACGTTGATTGAATTGCCGATCGCGTGTCGCAATCGACAAGGCCGATTGTGCATGGGTTCGCATGGGTTGTCAAGTGTTTGGTTAGATCTAAGGGTTAGATCCTGGGGGCCCCTGGCGCGACCCCACCGCCCCCCGGCCCCCCATGTGGCTCTTGGGACTCCGCGCGCTGCGCTTGCGCTGAGTGTTGCACGCTCCCACACCTCCCCAAAACCACGTACTGTATAAATCCCCAGCCCGCCGACCCCACCCCCCTCAATATAGAAACACCCCCCGGTAGGAGTCCCAGACCTCCTGCCTGCCAAAAAACTACAACACGCCCTCCCTGTTGGAGACAGGCCCGTCAAGGGGACCCAAACTACCCAACACACAAAAAATACCCTACACTCGCGCCGTCCAGGGCTGCGCAATCGCCATGTTCGTACCGTCAATCGACTTTGATACCCCCCTTGCGGACTTCTCGCCGACGTTTGAGTCGCTTGAAGATCGAGTAACCTCCGCCCTCCAATCCTTAATGGATGTGGGGCACCTGCCGACTCCGACGGAGCAAGACCGCAAAGTTGGTCGGGCAGCCATGATGGGCAACTCGGTATCCGACGAAGAACTCTCCAGGCCGGAAGTGATCGTTCACATCGCGGCCATGCTGGACGAGTATGACAAGACGGTCGTGAAATCTGCTGCGCAGATGCGGACCTACGTCACGAACAAACTGATTCTGGAGACCGAGAATCCCGATCCCCGGATCCGCCTGAAATCCCTGGAACTGCTGGGCAAGATATCCGACGTCGGTTTGTTCACGGACAAGACCGAAATTACCCTGCGGCACCGTCCGACCGAAGAGTTGGAGCAGATGCTGCGGGAGCGGCTGACCAAGGTCATCGAAGGCGAGGTTTTCGAGGCCAACGACACCCAGCAATCCACGGCCAGACTGGATCTGTCAGAGATCACGGACGTGGAACCCCGCGAATAAGCGGATGAAACTCCCCTCTAGCCTTACTCCTGCCATGCTTGACCGCTTGGTCAAGACGCTGCCGCCCGACGATGCCGTCGAGTTGCTGGCCATGTTCGAGGAGTTGGAGCAGCGCAGGCGCATGACCCTGTGCCAGAACGACTTCCTGGCGTTCATCGGGGCGCTGGACCCCAAGTACAAGTTCGGTTTGCACCTCAAACGCCTGGGCGGATTGCTCATGGACGTGGAGAAGGGGTACAAAGACCGGATCGCGGTGTCAATGGCACCCCGTATGGGTAAGTCGCAGATGATTTCCATCTACTACCCGGCTTGGTATCTGGGGCGAAACCCCGACCACAAGGTAATTGTGGCGTCGCACACGGCGGATCTGGCCGTCGTGATGGCCCGCAAGGTGCGAAACCTGATGCAAACGCCGGAATACCAGAAGGTTTTCCCCAAAACGCAGATCGCGTCGGACGCCAAGGCCGCTGGACAGTGGAATACGACTGCCGGAGGCGAGTATTTCGCCATCGGTGTGGGCGGTGCCCTGGCCGGACGGGGTGCTCACCTCATCATTGCCGACGATCCGCACTCAGAACAGGACCTGAAATCGTCGAATTTCACGTCTTTGGACGCCACATACGAATGGTTTACCGCCGGTCTTCGGACTCGTCTGATGCCGGACGGAAAAATCTGCGTTCTGCACACCCGCTGGCACCTGCGGGACCTCATTGGGCGGCTGACCAAAGACTCGGCCATGAACGAAGACGGCGACAAGTACGAAGTCTTCGAGTTTCCGGCCATCCTGAACGAAAACACCGAGGAAGAGAAGTCGATTTGGCCCGAACAGTGGGCTCTTGAGGCACTCCAGAAGACCCGGGCGTCCATGCACCACATCATGTGGCAGTGGTACGCGCAGTACCAGCAAAATCCGACGGCCTCTGAGGCTGCGATCATCAAGCGGGACTGGATCCAGTGGTGGAAAGAGCGGGATCCGCCCGAAATCGACTTCATCGTGCAGGCGTACGACACAGCCCTGACCACCAAGGAGCGATCTGACTTCACCGTGTGCCAGACCTGGGGCGTTTTCAAGGACAGCAAGGGCGTGGACAACGTGATTTTGCTCAACTGCGTGCGCGACAAGTACGAATTCCCCGAACTCAAGGTCATGGCGCTCGAACAGGCCAAGGAATGGGAGCCGGACTCGGTAATCGTGGAAGCCAAGGCGTCTGGCCAGCCGCTGATCGACGAAATGCGCAGATCTGGGATATTTGTGCAGGACTTCAGCCCCGGAAAAGGGCAAGACAAGATCGCTCGGCTCAACGCCGTGGCCGATATGTTCGCCTCCGGGCAGGTTTGGTTCCCCGAAACGTCATGGGCATCCACGGTAGTTGAAGAGATACTGGCCTTCCCCGCCGGGGAGCATGACGACACGGTAGACGCGTGCACGCTCGCATTGATGCGGGTCCGCAAAGGTGGGATGATGCGGCTGGTTACGGATCAGGCCGACAACGAGCCTTTCTACAAGGGCCGTCGGACAGCGTATTACTGAGGGCAGGCATGGCTACAACCAAATTCATGGGGCGCAATCAGTTGATTGACCGACTCGCCGCGCAGGTGGGATCTCGTGATATGGCCATCGGTATTCTGCAAAAACGGGGGCATTTGTATCCCGGCACAGAGAAACTTACACCTCAAGGGGCCGAACGTAACCGCATGACAGCCGCAGAACGCGCCAAGGACCGCGAGTCCCGGCGCTCTGGCGTGCCGACGTCGGATCTGAAATACAACCCCAAGACAAACCGCGCAACGCGGAAGTAAGGAAGCAATATGGCAACCAATTCCATGATGCCCTCGATGTACACCGCCCCTCAAGGGCTGGATGAGTTGCTCGTGGCAGACGAGCCCGCAATCGAGGTCGAGATTGAGGACCCGGAATCTCTGAAGATCGCCATGGGCGGCGTCGAGATCGAACTGGAGCCCGAGGAAGAGACCGGCGACGAGGCGTTTGACGCCAACCTTGCCGAGCACATGGACGAGAACGAACTCCAGAAGGTTGCATCTGACCTGATGGGCGAGGTGGACGGCGACATCGCCAGTCGCAAGGACTGGGTGGAGATGTTCGTCAAGGGCCTCGAAGTCCTGGGCATGAAGTACGAGGAGCGCACCGAACCGTGGAACGGCGCATGTGGCGTGTACTCCACGATCCTGACCGAAGCCGCAGTGCGCTTCCAGTCCGAGACGATCATCGAGACTTTCCCCGCAGCCGGGCCCGTCAAAACCGAGATCGTCGGCGCCATCGACAAACTCAAGGAAGAGGCGGCGGAGCGCGTTCGGGACGACATGAATTACCAATTGACCGAAGAGATGCCGGAGTACCGCCCCGAGCATGAACGCATGCTGTTCAACCTGGGCTTGGCCGGTGCGGCGTTCAAGAAGGTGTACTTCGACCCCAGTCTGGGGCGACAGGTGTCCATCTTCGTCCCGGCAGAAGACGTCATCATTCCCTACGGCGCCACCAGCGCCATGGATGCGCAGCGTGTCACGCACCTCATGCGCAAGACCAAGAACGACATCAGGAAACTCCAAGTCGAAGGGTTCTACCGCGACATTGACCTGGGCGATCCGGTTCAGATCCACACCGACGTGGAGAAAGCCAAGGCCAAAGACCAGGGCTACAGCCTGACCGACGACGACCGGTATCAGGTCGCAGAGATCCAAGTCGATTACGACCTGCCGGGGTACGAGGACAAGGACGGCATCGCGCTGCCCTACATCATCACCATCGACCGGGGCACTTCCAAGGTCCTGGCCATCCGTCGCAACTGGCAGCCTGACGACAAGAAGAAACTCAAGCGTCAGCACTTCGTACAGTACACATACATACCAGGGTTTGGCGCTTATGGCTTCGGCTTCATACACCTCATTGGCGGATACGCTCGTGCTGGTACTTCTCTCATCCGGCAGTTGGTTGATGCCGGTACTCTCAGCAATCTTCCGGGCGGTCTGAAGTCGCGCGGCTTGCGCGTCAAAGGCGACGACACGCCCATCGCCCCAGGCGAGTTCCGCGACGTGGACATCCCGTCTGGTGCGCTGCGGGACAACATCATGCCGCTGCCGTACAAGGAACCGTCGCAGGTCCTGGCAGCACTGCTGGACAAGATCACCGAAGAAGGCCGCCGCCTGGGCTCGATCGCAGACATGAAGGTCAGCGACATGTCGGCCCAAGCCCCGGTGGGTACCACCCTGGCCCTGTTGGAGCGACAACTCAAACTCATGAGCGCGGTGCAGGCACGTGTGCACTTCGCCATGAAGCAGGAGTTCAAACTCCTCAAGGCCATCATCCGCGACTACACCCCGTCGGCGTATTCCTACGACCCGGAGAAGGGTAGCCGCCGCGCCAAGCAAGAGGACTACGACATGGTGGAGGTTATCCCCGTGTCGGACCCCAACAGCAGCACGATGGCGCAACGGATCATGCAGTACCAAGCGGTCATTCAGTTGGCTGCGCAGGCTCCGCAGATCTACGACCTGCCCCAGTTGCACCGGCAGATGATCGAGGTCCTGGGCGTGAAAAACGCCGAAAAGTTGGTGCCGATCGAAGACGACATGACTCCGCGCGACCCGCTGTCGGAGAACATGGCGTTCCTCAACGGCAAGCCGGTCAAGGCGTTTATCTACCAAGATCACGACGCCCACATCGCCACCCACATGGCGCTGATGCAAGACCCGCTGATGGCGCAGCAGATCGGCCAGAACCCGATGGCCCAGCAGATGATGGCGTCCATCCAGGCGCACATCATGGAGCACATGTCCTTCGCCTACCGGGCCAAGGTCGAGGAGCAACTGGGTATCCCGCTGCCCCCGCCCAACGAGCAGTTGCCCGAGGAAGTCGAGGTCAACCTCTCGCGCATCATCGCGCAGGCTGCGCAGCAACTGTTGGCCAAGGACAAGGCCCAGGCCGCTGCCACTGAAGCCGAGGCCATGCAGCAGGATCCGCTGATCCAGATGCAGCAGGCCGAGTTGCAGATCAAGGCCCAGGAAGCCCAGACCAAGGCGCAGAAGGTTCAGGGCGACTTGCAGGTCAAGCAGCAGGAGTTGGCGCTCAAGGCCCAGGAAGCCGCGTCGCGTAGGGGAGAAGACCCGCAACTCAAGGCCATGGCGCAGCAGATGGACATGCAGATGCGCCAGCAGTCGCACAATCAGAACCTCCAACAGAGCGCCCAGACGCATCAGCAGAAGATGGCCCAAGCCGCCCAAACGGCTGAGCAGCAGGCCAAGATTCGGGCGTTTAACGCCGCCACGGCTGCGATGGGCAAGGCCAACCAGCCCAAGAAGGGAAAGCCTGAGTGACCGAACTGGCGGTAGTAGACTGGGCGGTGGAGCACTCCCTGATGGGGGTGCCACCGGATGAGTTGGTAGATGCGCTGACGCGCAAGGGCGTCCCGCAGGAGGACGCTGCTCAACTCATCAGCCGCCTGGACCGCCTGCCTGGGTACAAGGCCGCGCACAAGATCGCGCAGCAGTTCCTCAAACTCCAGTCCGTCACGACGCTGCATCAGCAGTTGCTCGAACAGGACACGCTCCATAACTACGTACCACGTGTATCTGGACTCACACGGGAAAAGTTCTTTACCGACGTGTGGCTGCGCAACCGGCCCGTGATCATCACGGACTTCCTGGCCAACTCACCCGCGTACAAGAACTGGACCTTCGACCATCTGGACGAACGGTTCGGGGACGACACGGTTGAGGTGCAGACCAAGCGCGATTCGGACCCCGACTACGAGTACAACTCCAAACAGCACAAGGAAAACATGCTGATGCGGGAGTTTGTGCACCGCATCAAAACCGCCGGGGAGTCCAACGACTTCTACATGACGTGCAACAACCAGAGCACGTCCACGTCCCGGCTTGGGGAGTTGCTGGACGAACTCACGGGCTTGCCTGACTACGTGACCGGCGTGAACAGCAAGACCCGGGCGTGCAACTTCTGGATCGGCCCCAAGGGCACCCATACCCCCCTGCACCACGACGTGTGCGTGATCATCCACGCCCACTTTTACGGGCGCAAGCGGTGGCAGTTGGTTTCCCCGTTCTACACATCCCGCGTCTACAACAGCCGCCACGTCTTCAGTGATGTGGACATCCGCGACATCGACTACGACCGGTTCCCCGCCATGAGAGGCGTGCCGGTGCTCGATGTGGTGGTCGAGGCTGGAGAGGCGCTATTCGTGCCCTTGACTTGGTGGCACGCGGTGACTTCGCTGTCGCCGTGTATCTCCATGACCTTCACGGGATTTCCGTTTCCCAACCATTGGAACTACCACTACCCCGTCCGACGGAGTTGATGCGTGCTCTCTATTCCGGTCGTCGTTCACAACGATTACTTCAAATGGCAACTTGATCTATTCTGGTACAGCCAACAGCAGGTGTACGGGAAACGGGCCGCCGACGTGACTTTGGCAGCCGTGGTCAAGCGCAACTTCCGGCACGACCCCGTGCAGGAGGAGATGGCGTGGGATCTCGACATCCCGCACGTGATGTGCGACGCCTATTTTGATTACCTCGGTTGGGACGGCCCGACGGAGATGGTGCACACGCCGCTGAACATTCAGACGGCGCTGGCGCAGATGCTGCCCGAGTTGGACGACAACGAAGTTGTTGAGGTGCTGGACGGCGACATGTTCCACATGCGCAAGGCGCCCAAGACGCGCATACCGCACGGTGAGTTGCACGTGGACGATGTGTACGAGTGGTGGCACTTCAAAAGCCTGAGCGACAACCGGCACGTGATTGCGCCGTACTTTGCCAACGGCGGGCGGTTCTACAACGGTGGATTCGTGCCCATCATCGGCACCGTCAAGACTTTCCGTCAGATCCTGCCGGAGTGGATCGCTGTGCACCGGCACATCCTGACGGTCCCGTACGAGCCCAACATTCACTGGTGGGGCGGGATGTTTGGGCTGCAAGCCGCCTGTGAAAAGGCCAAGGTCCGCATGATTGCCAAGGACTACTGCTATGTCCCGGGCGTCAACCAGTTGCAGCGTAGCCACTACGCCGCGCACTACGCCGTAGATACCAAGTTCAGCAAGCGTACGTTTCCAACGGTGGATGTTGGCGCATTCGACAACAACGTGTTTTACCGCCGCATCAGTGGGTGGCTAAGGAGCAAAGATGGCAACAACAGTGTTTGATGTGCTGACACGCGACATCGAAGAGAAACGGGAAACGATCGCCCGTGCGCTCGTAGATGGCGCCGCGCGGGACTACGCGGAATACAAATCCATGTGTGGCGAGATCCGGGGTCTCTCCGTCGCACATTCTTTTATCAATGACCTCGTGCGACGAATGGAGCAAGACGACGATGAGTGAACTACTTGTAAGCCAGGACGGTGAGACCGCAACCACGCTGCCCCAAACAGCGGAGGAAAAGGCCCGCCAAATCCCGGATCCCTCAACCTTTCATCTCCTGTGCGTTCTCCCAGAGATTGATGAACAGTACGACAGTGGACTGGTCAAGGCCAGTCAGACGATGCACTTCGAAGAAGTGCTCTCGCCTGTCCTGTTCGTCGTCAAGATGGGCCCGGACGCTTACAAGGATGAGAAACGATTCCCCGCTGGCCCTTCGTGCAAGGTGGGCGACTTCGTTCTGGTGCGGCCCAACACGGGCACGCGCATCAAGATCCACGGCAAGGAGTTTCGGATCATCAACGATGACTCCGTGGAAGCCGTGGTCCAAGACCCCCGGGGTATTTCCCGTGCGTAAGGAGTAGACCATGCCATTGGACAAAGAAGAGTTCAAGTTCCCCGACGAGAAGGTCGAGGACAAGAAAGACGACGTGGAGTTCGAAGTCGAAGGTGAGGGTAAACCCGAAATCGAGGTGGTGGATGACACCCCCGAGGAGGACCGTGGCCGCGCCCCCATGAAGGAGCCGCCCAAGGAACTCACTGACGAAGAACTAAACAAGTACGACGAAGGTGTGCGCAAGCGCATCCAGCATTTCACCAAGGGCTACCACGAAGAACGCCGGGCCAAAGAGAAGGCCGAGCGGGAGCGGGAAGAGGCCCTGCGGATTGCTAAGGCGGTAGCCGACGAGAACAAGAAACTCAAAGGCTCCCTGTCCCAAGGCCAGATTGCTCTGCATGAGCAGGCCAAGAAACAGGCTGATGACGAAGTTGAAACTGCCAAGGCAAAGGTTCGGGAAGCCTACGATGCTGGGGATTCCAACGCCATCGTGTATTGGCAGGAGCAACTGGCCACGGCCAAGATCAAGCAGGACCGCATATACAACTTCCAAGTAAAGCCTTTACAGGAAGAAGAATCTGAGGTACAACTTGCCAAACCGTCTGAACCAGAGACGGCGGCGGACCCCAAACTACTTGCATGGCGGGAAAAGAATCAGTGGTTTGGGCCCAATAAGCGTATGACCGCGTACGCCCTGGGACTGCACGACGATCTGGTAGCAGAAGGAATACCACCCGGCAGCGACGAATACTGGAAACGGATCGACGCTGACGTGCGGACAAGGTTCCCAGAGCAGTTTGGATCTGAGGAGCCCGCTGATGCGCCCAAAACTCAGCGTGTGAAGTCCAACGTTGTCGCCCCGGCGACGCGAAGCACAGCGCCCAAAAAGATCGTGCTTACGCAGTCACAGGTCGAAATCGCCAAGCGGCTTGGAGTTCCCCTGGACCTCTATGCTCGTAAGGTTGCGGAAGAAATGAGGAAATAATCATGGCTGAGCAAGAACGCAAGAGTCGAGATCTGGAATCCCGTGAACAAGCGGCGCGTCCCAAACTACAGTGGACTCCGCCCCAACTGCTACCTGACCCTGAGCCTGAGCCGGGTTACGCTTTCCGTTGGATTCGCCTGAGCACGCTCAACAATCCCGACCCCACGAATATCTCCTCGAAACTCCGCGAAGGCTGGGAGCCGGTCAAGGCAAGCACGCAGCCCAAACTGTTTGCTATGTCTAATCCCCAGAGTCGATTCCCTGATGGGGTCGAAATTGGTGGCCTGCTCCTGTGCAAGACCCCGGTTGAGTTGACGGAACAGCGCAACGCCTATTACCAAAATCAGGCGGACGCGCAGATGAACTCCGTTGACAACAACTTCATGCGCGAGAGCAACCCGAAGATGCCGCTCTTCAATGAGCGTCGTTCTGAGGTGAAGTTCGGACGTGGTTAAACCCTGTTAGGAGTCACAAATGGCATACCCTGTTGTTGACGCTCCCTACGGTTTCAAAGCCATCAATGAGTTGAATGGCCTACCGTACGCTGGAGCAATCCGACAAATTCCTATTGCCCGAAACTACGGCACCGCCCTTTTCAATGGCGACCTGTTGCAGTTGACGACAGACGGAACCATCATCAAAACCGGCTACGTCGCATCAACCAGCCCAAGCACGGTTATTGCCGGGGCTATCGGCGTGTTTGTCGGATGTTCTTACACCAACCCCTCGACCGGTCAGAAGTTGTTTGCCCAATACTACCCCGGTAGCATCCTGGCAAACGACATCGTGGCCTTCGTCGTGGATGATCCCTCGGCACTGTTCAAGGTGGCGATGGTTGGTCAAACGTCCACCGAGAGCAACACCGTTTCGGCCATTGGCTACGCCAATCAGTCGTTCATTGGGACCAACGTGTACGCGATTACCGGCGTTGCTGGTAGCACCACCACGGGCAATTCCAAGATGGCTGTGTCTGGCGACGGCCCGACCAACGGTACCGGTAACGTCCGCGTGGCGTCTACCTCACTGCCGTTCCGCGTTGTGGCTGTGGTTCCTGAAACGGCTTACTCCGTGACGGGCACCGGCACTTCGTCCTCCACGACCATCACGCTTGACGCTGCGGTTACTGGCCTTCAAGCCGGTATGGCAGTTGTCTGCCCCGATGCAAGTGCTGGTGGCACCCCTGGCGACTTCAACTATGTGACCAACGTGAACGGCACGACCGTCACCGTGGCGAAGACGCTGACCGCCGCTACTGCTGGCAGCAGTTTCACCTTTACCGGCTTCCCTGAAGTCCTGGTGAAGTGGAACCAAGGCTGGCACTCGTACCAATTCGCTACGGCGCTCGCGTAAGGAGTAATTCAAAATGGCAATTTCTCGTGCCCAACTACTGAAGGAACTCCTGCCCGGCCTGAACGCGCTGTTTGGTCTGGAGTACGCCCGCTACGGCGAAGAACACAAAGAGATCTACGAAACGGAGACCTCTGAGCGTTCGTTTGAAGAGGAGACGAAACTCTCCGGCTTCAGCGCCGCACCCGTCAAGCCGGAAGGTCAGGCCATTGCGTATGACAATGCGCAGGAAGCCTGGACTGCCCGCTACAACCACGAAACCATCGCCATGGGTTTCTCGATCACCGAAGAGGCGATCGAGGACAACCTGTACGACTCCCTGTCGTCCCGGTACACCAAGGCTCTGGCTCGTGCGATGGCCTACACCAAGCAGGTCAAGGCTGCTGCTGTTCTGAACAACGGTTTCAACTCCGCCGTGACCTACGGCGACGGTGTGAGCCTGTTCTCGACCGCGCACCCCCTGATCTCTGGTGGCACCAACAGCAACCGCCCCACGGTGGCTGCTGACCTGAATGAAACGTCTCTTGAGAACGCCGTCATTCAGATCGCTGGTTGGACGGATGAACGCGGTCTGCTGATCGCTGCCAAGCCCCGGAAACTGATTGTTCCCCCGGCTCTGATGTTCGTGGCAACCCGCCTGCTCGAAACCGAGTTGCGCGTGGCTACCGCCGACAACGACATCAACGCCCTGAAGAACAACGGTTCGATCCCCGAGGGTTATACCGTTAACCACTTCTTGACCGACACGAACGCGTGGTTCCTGACCACGGACGTGCCCAACGGCCTGAAGCACTTTGTCCGTACCCCGATGTCTACGTCCATGGATGGAGACTTCGACACCGGCAACGTCCGCTACAAGGCGCGCGAAAGGTATTCTTTCGGCGTCTCTGACCCGCTCGGCATCTTCGGAAGCCCCGGCGCTTAAGGGGAAACCCTCAGAAAACGGCCCTTCGGGGCCGTTTTTTGTTGCCCGATTCATGTTACAGTGGTTTCCTGTTTCTAAGTCTCAGGAGCCCACATGGACACCGCCAACCTACCCAAGACCCGCGCCGAAGCCAAGGCGATTGGAGCCACCCACTACTTCACTGGGGAGCCGTGCAAGCATGGCCACATCGCCCCGCGCAAGACCAAGGGAGCCTGCGTCGAGTGCCTGAAGGTGGAGTGGCAGCAGTCCGCAGACAAGCGAGCCGACTACTTTCGCCAGTACAACCAACGCGAAGATGTCAGAGAACGTAAGCACGAGTGGTATCAGGACAACCGCGACCAAGTAATCGCCGCTGCGTCCACCCGCCCTGCGCATGTCAAGCGGGAGTATCAAGAAGCCTGGAAGGAGCGCAATTTACTCTGGGTGCGGGCGGATACCAAAGCGCGGCGACGGAAGCATCGTTGTGCCACTCCGCCTTGGTTGACCCAGCGGCAGAAAGCGGAAACCCGGGAGTTGTACAAAGTAGCGATCACCATGAGCAAGACAACGGGAGAGCAGTACGTGGTAGACCACATTTACCCCCTGCGGTCTGAAGTTGTGTGCGGGCTGCACGTGCCTTGGAATCTGCGGGTCATTACGCAGCAGGAAAACTTGGGGAAGTCCAACGCACTTCCTGACGATAGTTTTGCTCTTGCCTTCCCACCCAAGCCGTGATACAACATCGGCAGTCCCAAGATTTTCAACCTGCTTGCTGACCGACTTGGCGGACTGACCTCACAGACAGCAAGCGCAATTTGAGGAATATGCGATGGCACGCACTACCTTCTCCGGCCCTGTCGCTTCTGACAACGGCTTCATCGGCACCTTCACTGGCCCCGTCGTGGCTACCACGGTCACTGCGGCTTCTGTTTCTGCCACGGGCAATCTGACCGCTGACAGCGGCACGGCTCCCGCAGCAGGCGGCATGTCGGCACTTCAGATTTCGTCCACTGCCAACTTTGGCGTTTTTGCGGGCTCTGGCGCTCCGACCGTGACGGCTGCTCAAGGTTCGCTGTATCTGCGTACTGACGGCACCACCACCAACGACCGCATCTATGTGCGTGGCGCGTCTGCTTGGATTGCCATCACCACCGCTACCTAATAGGAGCGCATCACCATGATGCAAACCGACGTTAAATCGGGCACAGCGGCGGCGGCAACCAGTACGGCTGTCACGTCGTTTCGTGCCCGAATCAAGGCGCTTGCGCTGACCTACACCTCGTCTGCCGGGAACATCTCGATCACGGACGGTAACGGTGGGGCCACGCTGTTCTCGTTTACACCGGCTGCTGCCGCAGGTTCGTTGTACATGCTATTCCCTGGCGAGGGCATCCTTGCTGAGACTGGCATTTACGTGACCAACGGCACCGGCACCGCTGCGACGGTGTTCTATGGCTAAGTCCCCGGCATGGCAGCGCAAGGAAGGCAAGGCGGAGAGTGGCGGACTGAACGCCAAAGGCCGCGCCTCCTACAACCGCGCCAATCCTGGGAAACCGGGTCTGAAGGCTCCTCAGCCGGAGGGCGGTCCACGCCGCGACTCCTTCTGTGCTCGGATGAAGGGCATGAAGAAGAAGTTGACAAGCGCCAAGACCGCCAATGACCCGAACAGCCGGATTAACAAGTCCTTGAGGGCGTGGAACTGCTGATATGCCAAGCACAAGCGGGAAGCAGCACAGATTCATGGCGGCGGTGGCGTCAAACCCCAAGTTCGCCAAGAAAGTAGGTGTCCCTACATCCGTAGGGGAAGAGTTCATTCAGGCCGACAAAGGCCGCAAATTTTCAAGCAAGGAGTCCGACATGAAGGGCATGAAGAAAATGGCTATGGGTGGCGGCGTCATGCAGAAGAAGGGCATGACCACTGCCAAGATGGGCGCTGTTAAGACTGCTGCCCCGAGCCGTGATGGCGTTGCCGTCAAGGGCAAGACCAAGGGCACCATGGTCAAGATGGCCAAGGGCGGCAAGATGATGGGCGGGAAGTGCTGACATGATGCCCAGTCGCGGGATGGGGGCCATGCTCCCATCCAAGATGCCCAAGGGTGAGCGTAAGGCTCGGCGCGACGATACCGACTTCACGCAGTACGCGGAAGGCGGCGAGGTGAAGTCCAAGGTCAATGAGGCCGGGAACTACACCAAGCCGGGTATGCGCAAGTCTCTCTTCGAGAAGATCAAAGGGCAGGCTACGCAGGGCACTGCGGCAGGGCAGTGGAGCGCGAGAAAAGCGCAGTTGCTTGCCAAGCAGTACAAGGCCAAGGGCGGCGGGTACCGTGACTAAGAAGCCGCAGCAGTCGTTGAAGGACTGGACTGCCCAGAAGTGGAGGACAAAAAGTGGTAAACGATCTTCTGACACGGGTGAAAGATATCTTCCAGAGGCTGCGATCAAAAGTCTTTCCCCCCAAGAGTACGCCGCCTCAACCCGAGCAAAACGAGCAGGCAAAGCCTCCGGCAAGCAGTTCGTAGCGCAACCCAAGGCCATCGCTAAGAAGACCGCGAGATTCAGATGACCACTTCCGGTACCGCATCGTTCAACCTCGATCTGACAGAGATCGTGGAGGAAGCCTTCGAGCGTTGCGGGGCTGAATTGCGCACGGGCTATGACCTGCGCACGGCGCGGCGTAGCCTGAACCTCATGTTTGCCGACTGGGCAAATCGTGGCGTGAACATGTGGACGTTCGAGCAAGGAACGATCCAACTGGTGCAGGGTCAGAACACCTACGCCCTGCCGGACGACACGGTGGACCTGCTTGAGCACGTCATCCGCACGGGGGCCAACAGCAGCACCAATCAGGCAGACCTGACCATTACCCGGATCAGCGTTTCTACGTACGCCACGATCCCGAACAAACTGCAACAGGCCCGTCCCATTCAAGTGTGGATCCAACGGCTGAACGCGCAGACTTCGCCCACTGGATATACGCTGCCCGCGCTCGTCACTGCTTCAGCCACCACGATTACGCTGAGTTCGACCATTGGTCTTCCGGCCAACGGCTTCATCTTGCTCGACAGCGAACTGATCTACTACGGCTATATCAGCGGCAACACGCTCTACAACTGCGCCCGTGGGCAGCAGAACACAACGGCGGCGTCGCATCCCCAGGGAACTGCGGTCTACATCAAGCAGGTCCCGGCGGTTACGGTGTGGCCTACCCCGGACAATACGCAGACGTATACCTTCGTGTACTGGCGCCTGCGCCGCACGCAGGACGCCGGAGATGGCGTCAACGTCATGGATGTCCCGTTCCGGTTCATCCCGTGCATGGTGGCAGGCTTGGCCTACTACATGAGCATGAAGATTCCCAAGGCTCTGGAGCGTATGGACACGCTCAAGGCGCAGTACGAAGAGGCTTGGCAGTTGGCCGCAGACGAAGACCGCGAGAAGGCAGCGATTCGGTTTGTGCCACGGCAGATGTTTATCGGCGGGGGGTATACCTAAATGGGTAACCGGTTCGCCTCTGGCAAGTTCAGCATCGCCATGTGCGATCGCTGTGGGCAGCAGTTCAAACTCAAGGTTCTGCGCAAAGAGATCATCAAGACAAAGATCTACGATCTCTTGGTCTGTCAGGAATGCTGGGACCCCGACCATCCGCAGTTGCTGCTGGGCATGTACCCGGTGGATGACCCCCAAGCGGTGCGTAACCCTCGCAAGGACAATACGTACATTACGGCAGGCGTCAACGGTTTGGAGTTGGACCCGAACTCGACGTTTGCAGGTTTTCCAACCGGTGGCTCTCGGGATATTCAGTGGGGTTGGAATCCGGTTGGCGGAGCACGTGCAAGTGATGTCGGTCTGACGCCAAATTACTTGGTGGCAACCACCTCTGTTGGTACAGTAACCATCCAAACGACGTAAGGAGTCGATCATGGACAAGAAAGATCTGGCACAGGACAAGAAGACGGCGGCTTCCGCAGTGCACAAGCACGAGAAGGCCATGCACCCGGGCAAGCCCATGACCAAACTTGCCAAGGGCGGCAAAACCAACCTTCAGATGAAGCAGTTGGGCCGTGGGCTGGCAAAGGTTGCCAACCAGAAGAAGTCGGTGCGCAAGGTGCCGAAGTCGGGGATCTGATCATGGCAAAGTTCAGCAAAAAGGTTATGGGCAAAGAGGTTGGCGAAGCCGCCGTCTATGCCGAGCCCCACACCATGAAGGGGGGCAAGGTTGCTCTTGGCAACGGCACCCAGGCGGAGCCCACGCGGGCTAACCGCGTGAACATGTCCGTGGGCAACATCGACCGCGACGGGTATGACCCTGAGCCCAAGACTTCGGGTATCAAGATCCGTGGGACTGGCTGCGCAACCAAGGGCACGATGGCGCGAGGCCCGATGGCCTGAGCGTGAGGCGTAGATGAACTACACCGAGTTGAAGACCAACATCGCAGACATCTGCGAGAACACGTTCACTGAGGACGAGTACGCGCTGTTTACCAAGCAGGCTGAGCAGCGCATCTACAACACGGTCCAACTCGCCAATCTGCGCAAGAACGTCACCGGTACGCTGACTTTGGGCAACAAGTATCTTGAGTGCCCGTCAGATTTCCTGTCGGTGTACTCCCTGGCCATCGTCAAGGCCAACGGAGAGTATGAGTACCTGTTGAACAAGGATGTGAACTTCATCCGGCAGGCATATCCGAATCCGGCTACCACGGGGGTTCCCAAGCACTACGCCATCTTTGGCCCCCGGTCAGACGACGTGAATGAGTTGACATTCATTCTGGGCCCGACCCCCAACGCGGCGCTGACGGCAGAACTTCACTATTACTACTACCCGGTGTCGATGGCGGACACGGTGGCAAACCCAACCGGTACTACGTGGTTGGGTGACAACTTCGATTCCGCCCTGCTGAACGCTGCTCTGGTCGAAGCCATTCGGTTCATGAAGGGCGAGCCCGACATGGTGCAGTTTTATGAGCGCATGTACATGCAGTCTATTGCTCTGCTCAAGAACCTGGGCGATGGCAAGCAGCGCATGGATGCGTACCGCGACGGCCAACTGCGCATTGAGGTCAACTGATGACTTCGATCGTCCAAACGCAGACCACCTCCTTCAAGAAGGAGTTGTACCAGGGCATACATGACCTGACGACGGATATTTTGAAGATTGCGTTGTACACGGCTAATGCTGACCTGAACGAAGACACTACCGTTTACACCACAACGGCAGAGATTACTGGGACTGGGTATGTGTTAGGCGGCAAGACGCTGACCGGCACGACCATCAGCAGTTCTGGGTACACGGCCTTTGTGGACTTCGACAATGTGGAGTGGAACCCCGGCGTGTTTACAGCGCGGTGTGCTCTGATCTACAACTCCAGTAAAGCCAACCGTTCCATCGCCGTGTTGGACTTCGGGTCGGACAAGACCTCGACGGCCACCTTCACCATCGTTATGCCGGTCAACGACGCCAACAGTGCCTTGATCCGGTCTTCCAATTAAGGAGCATCAAATGACCACCGAAATCGCCAAGGCCGCAGACTTCGTTGCAAGCGGCTTGATCGCAGGAGCACA